ATGGTTCAGGGAAGGGGGGCGCACGCCGTGCGCGGGCGCGTCAGAGGTAGGCGTAGCCCGCCGGGGGGTCATAGACGCACCCGCCAGGCCCCAGCTTGATCGAGGCCGCCGGGCCGAACTGGAAGGCGAACAGCGGCCACAGCACCGACGGGCCGGAGGTCCAGGAGATCGTGCCCGCCAGGACGCCGTTCTGATAGAGGTTCAGCGTCTTGGTTGCGCTGTCCATGTCCAGAGCCATGCCGATCTCGTCGCCGGCCGACAGGCTGGATCCGCTCCACCCCGCGCCGGTCGTGCCGCCGGTCCAGCCGGAATCCACCCACAGCTGCGGCGAGGTCGAATAGACCCCGGCGTTGGCGCTGGAATAGCCGCCATAGGTCGTGGTCGTGGTCACGTCGTCGGCGACGCCGGCCAGGACGTGGGTCGCCTCATAGGTCGTTTCCCAGTACCACTTGCCGTCGGCCTTGGGCGCGTCCAGCCAGGCGAACGCCGTGTCGGCGAACCCGCTCAGGTCATAACCGGCGGCGGTGTCGGTGACGGACCCCGGTCCCGCGCCTGTGGTCCGGAGCGGCGGGCGCACATAGGACGCGGACTGCAACAGTCCGACAAAGCCATGGCCGATCATCAGGCGTCGTCCGCGGCGTCGGTCGTGATGTACAGGCGCACACCCAGCAGCCTGGCGTCCACCGCCAGGGTGTCGTTCGTCCCGTCATCGGCCTTGCGCAGCACCTGGAAGGTCACCCAGTCCCCGGCCTGGGGCGTGCCCGCCACCGTGATCGCCGCGCTCTCCGGCCCGATATAGATCGTGTCCGTCGCCCCGCCGGTGTCGTTCGAATACTGCGCAGTCCCGAAGGCCGCATCCAGCGCGTCGCCATCCGAACAGGCCACGGCCTGCAGGCCCCAGGACGTCTTGAAGTTGGTGGTGGTCGCGGGGTGCGCCCAGATCGGCTCAAAGCTGATCGTTCCCTCGTTCCACGACTTGGGCATGGCGATGGAGAACTGGGCGTATTCGATGGTCGAGGCGTCGAAGTCCAGCGACCGCCGCATGATCTTGTTCGTGCCGACCTCGGACTGGCCCATCTGCGGCCCGTTGGTGATCCGCGCGATCATCGCCGTGACCGGAATCGGGATCGCCTGCTTGCCCCCCGGCAGGTTGGTGAAGGCCGAGTGACTGACGATCCAGTCCGTATAGGTCCCCGACCCGCTGAACCCGCCGGCCGGGACGGTCACCGTCATGGTCTTGGCGGTCATGTCGCAGGACGAGGCGACGCCCCGCATCCGCACCCGGTTGTCGCCACGCCGCACCAGGGTCACGTCGTCGTCGTTGGCGAAGGTCCGCCCGGACTCCACCAGCGTGATCGCCTTGGCCCCCGCCGACACCCCCAGCGACGTGGTCGAGGTCGCGACATAGGTCGTCGCCGCCACCGCCGCACCCACGGCCGCCTGCGCGGCGTCTGAGGCGGTCTCAGCATCGCTGGCCGACGTCGCAGCAGCAGAGGCGTTGGTCGCCACCTCACCCGCCACCGTGTTCATGGCGCCGGCCATCGCGTTCGCCTCGGTCACGAACGGAGATTGCAGGGCGCCTAGGAACGCATCGGCGCGCGTGGAGAAGTTCGCCGGATCATCGGTCGAGGGGGGCGTCGGCAGGGCCGTGATAGTCGGGATCGTCGTCACGGTCAGATTTCCTCAAGCTCAAGCGAGATGGCGGCGTAGCCGGGGGCGGGCTGGTCGAGGGAAATGCTGAACTGCTTGTAGATGCCCATAATCAGCACGGCCTCGAAGTTCTGGTCGTCTTGATCGTCCAGGCCAGACCAGAGGGCCGGCTCTGCATTCAGCGCCTCGCGAACCGACCTGATCTTGTTCACAGCCGAGCGGTCCGCGATGACGGTGACGGGAAGCCTGGGAACAGTCCGACGCGGGATGAGCGTGGCGTTTCCAAACTCGTCACGGTTGATGGTCGAGAAGTTCTGGGCGTCCGAGACGGCATTGTTCACGGTGACCCCAAGATAGGCCGACCGTCCCAGGATCACGCCCCCGCACCCGGCGTCTCCGGTCGCCCTGATGACCCGCACAGTGATCTCGGCCGCCGTGTAGGGAGGCAGGTCGAAGAACGCTGCGGACTCCCGATAGGTGAAGGGCGTGAAAAAGTAGTCGTACCAGCTCACGACGTCGCGCGTGCTTAGCTCGCGGCTGTTGGTGTAGACCGTGACCGCATCCACGACGACCTCGATCTCGACGCTGTCGCCGATGATCCCGACAACCCCAACAGCATCGACCCGCTCGCCGGCCGTGATTGTCACCTCGAGCGGCGAGGCATCGACCGTCCGCGTCGTGCGATAGACGTCGAACATCGCCCAGCGGTTCGTGGGGCCGATATCAAGCCACCAGGTGCCATCGTCGGTCGGCGGATTGTGGCCGGTGTTCGAGGCCTGGACGCTCTCGTAGGTCCGGTGGATGAAGGCGTGGGCGGTGTGGGTGCCTGACTGGGAGCCAGACGTCCGGATCGGGGCGCCGTCGGGGCGCTCGGAGAGTTGGAAGGCCCCCGAGACGCTGTTGACCACGTAATAGGTCTGCGAGGCCGTGAGCCCCGTCGGGAGCGCTCCGGTCGTGGTCAGATAGACCGGCGTGGCGTCCGGCAGGCCATGGGAGGCCCAAGTCACCACGGCCGGCGACGCGATGCTGATCGTCACGGTGCTGGACGGCGCCCCGACAATGACCTTGTCGCCCTTGGCGTAGGTCGTGCCGGAGTTATAGGCCTGCTCCGTCGAGTGGGGCTCGTTGCAAGACGACGAGGTCAGGGTCAGATCCGTCACCTGGATCGGCGGGATGACGCGCATCAGGCCGCAGCCTCGGTCTGCATCACTTCACCGCCACGGGTGACGTTGGTCAGCGTGCGCTGCATCTTCTCCATGTCTCCCGCCATCTTGACCGTGACGCCGATGAGTTGGGCCACCTGCTCGCGCAGGGCGCGGGTCTCTTCGGCCGCGGCGTTGTCGACTTGATCGGGGCGGCGAATGTCGACCATTTCCCCCGGCGACAGGCGCAGGTTGAAGGCCTGGGAGTCCGGGCCTCCGGTCCCGCCCACGGTGAACGAGCCACCGGTCGCAAAACCCCTGCCCTCGTTCATGCCGCCCCGGTCCCAATGGATCTGGGCGAACTCGGTAGCGCTCAGGCCGGCGCCGTAGCCTACCGCATAGCCGGTCTGGTTCTGCAGGTAGGTCTGATAGGCAGCGGCCACGTCCGGGTTCTTGGAGAGGTATCCCGAGGCGTTGAAGCCGCCCGCCGCCTTTCCACCCATGGCGGCCGAGAGCGCTGCGATAGCGTCCCGCACCGATAGGACCGAAGCGTCGACCTTCAGCAGGGCGTCGACCTGCTTGTTCATCAGGTCGAGCTGGCGCTGCGCGGCGTCGGCTTGTTCGGTCGCCGTCTGAGCCGTGGCCGACACCGCCTGGCGCACATAAGCCAGGTCCCGCAGGTAGCCGAGCGAGGTCGATTGGTAGGCCTTGGAGGCGCTGAGATAGGCCTCCCCAGAGCCCTGCAAGGCGGCCATTGCGGTCTCGTCACCGGTCGCCGCCGCTGCAGCAGTCCGCATGAACGCGGCTCGGGTGCGGGTGTAGAGCGCCGCCGGGCTGGCTGCGCCAGCCGCCGCCAAGCCCAGGCTCGCGCCGTACTGACGCAGGCTCTCGGCGAACCCGCGCAGTCGGTCGATGGTCTCTTGCAGCGCCGCGGCCTCGCGGTCGCGGGCCTCAGACAGCGCCTGGGAGGCGCTTTGGATGGCGGCGGCGTTGTCGTTGGCCGCTCCCATCACCTTGGCGATCTGCAGGCCTTCCAGGGTCGTCAGTTGGGCCGAAATTGAGGCGAATTGGTCCGCCGTCAGGAAGCCTTGATCGGCGAGCGCCTTCAGACTGTCACGCTGCTCCTTCTGCGCCTTCTGCAGAACCGCCAAGTCATAGGCTTGCGGGTCGGTCAGTTGCTGGATCTGAAGCGCGATCTGGTCGGCTAGGCCTTGGGCCTGGGCGTACTTGTCGAGGGCCGCGGCGATGTCGTCGAAGCCCTTGCCGGCGGCGAGCATGCTCTCGACGAGCTTCTTCTGCGCCTCTGAGGCATATGTCGCGCCCTGCAGCACCGCCTTGAGGGCGGTCTCGGCCGCCGCCGCCGCATCGCCGACCGCGGAGGTCAGCGCACGACCATCCGACAGGATGATGTCGGTCGCGTCCCGCGTGCCGATGTCGATGGTCTTCACGGTCGCGGCGAGCTTGATGCCGGCGGCCTGAAGGATCGACTGGCCTTGCAGGATCGCGTTCGCGGCGCTCGTCGCCATCTGCGACGTCTCGTCGGTCCGCTTGTTGCCCGACAGGCTGAAGGTGTTGCCGTCCAGGGTCGCCAGGGCGCCGTTGTTGCTGGGCTTTTTCTTGAACAGCGTGCCGGCGGCGAGACCGACGATAGCCCCGATGGGGCCAAGCGCCGGCGCGAGCCAGCCGAGCGTCGTGGCCAGCATCGTCGACGCGCCCGTAAGGGCCGCTTGGCCAGCAGCGGCCGCAGCCCAGGTCCCAAGCGCGGATCCCGCCATAGTGCCAAGCGCGCCGCCGCCGGCCGCCAAGCCAAGATCGGCGAGCGTGTTGCCGGTGCCGAGCCCCATCGACTGGCCGAAGGACGCACCGACGCCAGCCGCGCCGAGAACCTTGCCGAGAGAGCCGCCAAGCACATTCCCGAGGACCGTCTTCAGCTTCTCAAGGTTGCCGAAGACGCCCTCAATGATGACCTGGATCGGCTTGCGCAGCAGGGAGTCGTAGACGGCTTGGCGCAGGGTCTGCTCGGCATACTTGCCGATGCTGTCCCAGGACAGCTTGCCGGACTGGACGAACTCGCGCTCGATGTCGGAGCCGAGGCCTTCGATTACACGCTGGCCCTCAGCCTGGTACTCTTCCCACGCCTTGGACGCTTCAGCGGCTACATTGGAGAGGCCTTCAACAGACGTCGCCTTGATCTCGTCGATCATCCAGTGGGCCTTGGCCATGTCGGCCTCGATGATCCCATCTGGCGATCCGCCCTGAACGGCCTTGTCCTCCTTGACCGCCTTAATGTGCTCGTTGATTGCCTTGGTCGCCTTCGCGGTGCCGGCGGCTTCGATCACGCGCGCGTCGCGGACTTCGCGGATCGTCTTCGCCAGCCCTGCGAGCACGGTGTCGACCCCAGCGACGGCGTCGGCGTAGCCCTTCAGGGCCGCGTCCTTGACGTCGATCAGGGGCTCGCCCTTCATGAACGCCTTGACGTTGTGCCAGAGCGCTTGGATGGCCGCGATCTGCGCACCCCAGAGCCCGGCGAACACCTTCACCGCCGAGACGGTCGCGTTCTTGATGAACTCGTAGGCGGTCGAGAACGCCTTTTGCAGCCAGGTCAGCTGCGGCGCGAACTGCTGCGAGATCGCCTCGGCGGCGTACTTGAACGTGCCATGGATGACGTCGGCGACGGTGATCGAGGTGTTGCCGACCTTCTTCATCTGCTCGTCGGTCAGCCCGAGGCGCTTCTGGAGGTCGTCGTTGCCCTTGTTGAGCTCGTGGGTCGCCATGAGCAGAGGGCCGCCGATGGCCGCCGCCAGGAGACCCGCCGCCGCGATGAACGGGGCGAACGGGGCGAGCGCGGCCCAAGCGCTCGTCGCCATCAGGCGCAGCGCACCAGAAAGACCGCCGGCATCCCGCGCGATCTCACCGATGGTCTCGCCGATCTGCGGACCCTGCTGGATGAGGATCATCAGCGGGCTCATGCCCATGGCGCCAGTCACGGCCACGTCGGCGAACTGGCGAGACAGGTTCAGCGTCTGCGCAGCGGTGATCTTGGTCGCGCCGGCCACCTTGCCGTGAAGCGCGGCCGCACTTTCCATCGCCTTGATCGAAGCCGCCTGCTGGGCCGCGGCGACTTGCATCGCCTCCCCCATCTGCCCTACCGCCGCCGCCTGGGCCTGTGCGGCTTGAGCGACGGCCTTTTGAGCGTTCGCCGCTGCGGCCTGGGTGGCGGTCAGCTTCTTCGTCGCCGATTCGGCCTTGGCCGATTTGGCCGCGACGTCGGTCAGCGCCTTGTTGGCCGCGCCGTCATCGACGGGAACGAACCGGATGCCCAGGTTGGCGAAGTCGGTCATTTCGCGGCTCCTGGGCTCTTGGTGAGGTTCGGGTTCTGCATGGCGCGCTCAATGAGCATGGCGCGGACGGGCGAGATGCCCTTGGTTGGCTCAACCGTTGCGGCGGTCTCGTCCCTCGGCTTCTTGCCGTCCTTGCGCTCGGACGAGACGCGCATGGCGAGGTCGTCGAGGCGCATCAGGACCGACACCTGCCAGGCCGAGAACTCGACCTTGGTCAGGCGGCAGAAGGCTTCGAGCTCGCCGTAGGTCAGGGGGTTCACCGCCATGCCGGACTGCCGGCGGGCAGAGAGTTGCAGGAAGGCCATCCACAGCGGCGCCAGGTCTTCCGGCGGCGTCAGGTCCGTCTCGCCGTCTGGGTCGCTGAGGAAGGCCTCCGCGTAGCCGATCAGGGCCTCGGCTAGGCCTTCGTAAAATTCGCTCGGTCGGCGATGAACTCGTCGGCCTGCTCCTTGATCGCCGGGAAGCGCGTGTAGAGCTCGCGGGCGTTCTCGTAGGTACAGTCCTCGTCGAAGTCCCAGGCGACCGTGCAGCGGGCCAGAAGGCTGATGGCCTCAGACTTCAGCGCCTCGGCGGTCAGCTTCAGGCGCGTTCCCTGGGCCAGCCGGCGGTTGGTGTTGGCGTTCTCCTGCTTGA